CAGGTCTTCGACATCGACCGGCACCACGCCACCAGGCTGCTTGAAGAACTTCCAGGCATAGGGGCCGGTCATCTTCTCCTTCTCGGCCATCTTGTGCCACCAGTGGTCGTCATCCATGGGGTTGGTGTCCATCCAGATCCCATGCCAGGAGGCACCGCCATCGCGCTTGGTGGGGTAGCGGCCAACCCGGTGGGTCAACCCGTCGATCACCGCCTTGGGCAGCTCACGCGCCTCATTGACCCAGGCACCAGTGAGCTCCAGCGACAAGAGCTTCCTGACATCCTTGGGCTGGTCAAGGGCCAGGAAGATGACCTCGCAGTCGATCCCAGCGGCATCCCCACGGGCAGGCAGCCGGATGTGGTGGGTGATGGGCGGTGTCCACAGCATGGGGCCAAAGGTGTTCTCAGGGAAGAGATCCAGCCACGTCTTGATGGTGGTGGTCTTCAGCATCGGGTAGCTGTTCCTGACAATCGCCCAGCGCGAGTACTTGATGCCATCAATCGGGCTTGGCTTTTGTTGGACAGCTTTCAGCATGATCTTTGCCGCGCAGCCATAAGACTTGCCCGACCCCACCGGCCCCATCACGCCCTGCACAAAGGCCTTGCTCTGGATGAAGTCGTAGATCACAGGCGACTTGCTGAAGTCCAAGTTGAGCCCGGTGATGGGCACCTCCTTGCCTGATGTCTCTTTGGTTCTGCTCATATCGATCCTTAATTTGTTTCTTGCGCCAGCCCGTCATCAGCGGCCTCACACTTCTCACAGCCTGGGTGATCAGGATCCCTGCAGTCAGGGTTGGCCATCAGCCTGGCACGCTGCTGGTTCAAAAAGAGCTGCTCCATGCGCATCTCAATGATGTCTTGGTCATCTAGCATCGTCTGGCTCCACATCAGTCACGTCTGGTGCCATCACATTGATGCCAAGCACAGACGGCCTGTCCTCGTTGTCAGGGTTGTCCAGCAAGCCACTTGCCTTGGCCAGCAGCCGCAGCACCCCGACCTTGTCATACAGCTCGATCTCCAGCGTGCTGTATGTGTCGCCATCCTTGTCCTTCCGGGTCTGAACCCGGATGTTCTTGATCGCGTGCAGCGCATGCTCCGGGATCTCATGGCTTGCCTTCACCTTGACATTGCCCTGGTCATCCCAGGACATGATGTCTGTCAGCTTGGTGTTGGCCATGGACAGCAGCGCATAAGCCACCGCCTCCTTGTTGGCCAGCAGGGTCGAGCTGCGCTCCAGTCGGCGCTGCACAGACCTCACCCCACCCCAGTTGGTCAGGGGAGGGATGACACTGGTCTGTTTAGGCCTGGCCATCAGAAAGGTATATCGTCATCATTGCTCACCAGCATGGGCACCGGGGCAGCACCCAAAGGCGGCACCGAGCTCGCCACAGGCTGCTGTTGACACCTGTCACCAATCTGACAAGAGATCCACTTCTCGCCAGCCTGGGTCGTCTTCGTCCAGCCCTTGAACCAGTGCAGCGTCCCGTCAGGCAGCATGATCTTGCCACTCAGGTTGGGATCCTTCCTGTCAGGCCTCATGTCCTTGTTTTTGAACAGCGACCCACTGTTGGGTCTGATCTCAAAGTTAGTAGCCATTTACAAATGCTCCTTTTGGTTGATTGTCGTACAGGTTGGAAAAGTGGGGAAAATTTGAGGGGAACCCCCGGACGCTACCGTAGGGGGTGGGGGGGCAAGGGTCGCGTTCCGGGCGCGTCGTCGGGCGCGGATCGCAGGCGCACACGCTGGCGCATATAAGGCCGCCGGTCTGCCAGCAGCAGGACACGCCTCGATCTGCCCGGCTTGTACAAAACCCATACGTTCGTCTGATGGTTGGACAGACCGATTTAAACGGCCTACAACGCATCGAATGGCTGGCTGGCTACCTGCGTACCAGCTCATGGTTTTGCAGGGCTTCCTGAGGCTTCCAGGTGCCTTGCCGTGGCATCGGATTGGTGCTCGATCACTGCATTGATCCACCACTCCAGTCGTTTGGGGGGCTCGACACCCTCGCGCCTGGCCGCTGCCAGCAGGTCGTCAACCGCCTGCTCGACCTGACCGACAGTGAAGTCCAGGTCAGTCAGGTATCCGATCAACATTTCTTCGTTTTGGTTGTTCAGAACATTTAAACTTCTTTTAATAAATATATCTCTAATAACCTTCTGACTAGATCCTGTTCGGTGTTTTGTACAACCCTCAGAGGTTGTTGATTTTTGCTCTCCAGGTTGTATCTCATCAATTTGAGAAGATGAGTTATCCACAGGCTGTTGGACTGCTTGTGCAACAACCTCTGGAGGTTGTAAGACAGTCCCCTTGGACTGCCTCTTTTTGGCGATCTCTGCCTTCATCTTCTTGACCGTCAATGTGTCGTTGCCTGTTGGCATGGTGTACTCCTTTGGTTGTGGTTTGACTGACTTGAGTGCGCCTTGCATGAGCTTGGCGATTCGCTGTTGACCGGCCCTGCTGACTGGTTCTTCCATGGCTTTTTGGTCGATCTTTTGCATGACTGGTGGCCTCGTATCTTCAATGGTTGACGTGATGGTGATGGCATCTTGAGCGCTGATTGATGGGTCGTAGATGACCCGCCAGGTGTTCATGCGCTCGCCTGGCTTGGCCTTCCAGACCACTTCCAGGTAGCCCAGCTTGGTCAACTTGACCACTTGTTTGCTGATAGCTTGCTGGCTGACCTTGAGCTGCTCGGCCAGCTTTGCCTGGCCAACCCAGGTGATCCCGGCACGGTTGCAGTAGCTGCAGATCAGGATCAGGGCACGCATCATCCCCTCAGAAAGCCGCCTGTCAGTGCATGCGCGGATCGGGATCACGGCCAGCTTGCGCTGGTCTGGGATCGGATCACGCTCTTTGATGCGCGGCTTCTTGGGGATGCTGAAGGGCACGATGTTGTCAATCATGGGCATTGCGCTCACGGTAGATGTCCTTCATGTGCTGCCTGATGCGCTCGGCACTGCCTTGGCCATAGATCTTCTCGCTGGCCAGCAGCATGCGCTCCACCATGGCCTTGTCCTTCTTGTAGTCCCAGGCTGCCAGGATGTCCCTGGCCTGGCCACGCTCGGTGATCCAGCGCTCGGGCAGTGGGCCTGTGTTCTTTGGGTAGTGCGGCTTCCATGGCCGCTTCACTTGAGCTTGATCGCGTTGATCACGCGCTGGGCAATGGTTGGGTTCTGATCGGCTTTGATGCTCTCGGCAAGGTGCTTGCGCAGCCACACAACGCCGCCCAGGCGCGTCCATTCCCTGTGCTCATGAGGTCTGAGCCTTGCGCTGACTGTTCGGGTCACGCCCGTCATCTCACTCTTTGGTCTTGGCATAGTCTTCTTTCAAAATCTCGTTGTTGAGCTCCAGGGCAATGCGTCGCACCCCTTTGAGCAGCTCATGCAGGTTGTCCACGGTCTCCATCTCCCGCTCAAGCGCGTCTTTGAGCAGCGCGATCTGGTGGTGCAGGTTGCGCAGCTCACCGTTGGCCTCTTGCGTGTCGCGGATGATCCCGTCGTCATCCCGGAATAGCTTGACGTAGCTCACATGCATCGCTTGCTCCATTTCCAGTGGTTCCAGGTGGTCACGTCGCAGTCGAGCTCCCACAGATGCACCCCGGTGATCTTCTGCTGGTGACGGCGCAGCTTGCGCATGCCCTTGAGGTAGATCTGCCTGGCTCGCTCTTGTGTGCAGCCGAGCTCATGGCCAGCCTCTTTGAGCGTCAGTTCGTCATGCACGATCAGCTTGATGACCAGCATCTCTCGATCTGTCAGGGCTGCGTCAGCCAGGATTTTGAACAACAGATCTTTGGCCTCAACCAGATCCATGTCGTCCTGCAACTGCCATGACCACTTGTGCCGGGGCAGCTCGGGCAGCTCTTCATCCCGGCTGTACCAAATCTTTTTGACCTCGCTGGGCAAAGTCTCGGTCATGAGCTGGCCGTAGTAGGGCGAGCCACGACCGTTGCGGTTTACTGTGTTTTTGCCAGTCATCGTTTGTGCTCCCAGGCCTTCACAAAGGCATAGAGCACGGCCAGGCAGATCACTGCACCCAGCACCAGCACGCCAAAGATCACAAGCAGGTCAATCACGCGACTACCCCTCGCATTTCCCACCCTGCTAGAAAGTAACTCCAGCGGCCTTGCATGGCAGCGTTGGTATATCTGCCCTTGTCCATCTTTAAGTCATCTTCTGTGTAACCTTTGCCCGTCATCAGGGCCGTGAATACTTGTCGTGCTTTCATGTGTTCTTCTCCTTGAGTTTGGCTTCGGTTAAATCAAAAATACTGCCCTCTGATCTCAAAATCGTATCTCGCTCATCTTCCGTTAGCCCTACCCACACACGTTTTGGTTTAATAAGTTCTTCCTTTGCAAAAGTCATGGCTTGCCCCAGCTTCTTGACAAGTACATCTTCGATCAATGGCACTATGATCTCTTGCAGATATTCACGCAACGCATCTTCTTGTTTTGGTGTCATGTGTTGCGCTCCTTGAGTTTGCGCTCGACCGCGGCACCGTAAAACACCCAATCAGCACTCATGCAACCGCACTCAACAGCAATATCGGTATGTTCTTGCTCAGTCAGCCCAACCCATGTGCGATCTGTCGCCTCGATCTCTTGCCCAAGCCTCTGCACTTCGCTCATGGCGCGTTCTGCCAAGGCCTTCTCTGCTATCAGTTTGGCAAAGGCTTCCAGGTGATGCACAAATCTTGCTCTGTCTTTGCCCAGGCCATACAACTCCATGCCTGAGTCACGGGCCATCTCAATAATTTCTCGTGTCATTTGTCGGCCTCCAGTGCCCAGTGCAGCAGCGCCAGTGCGTCTGCTTCGTTGTCGTCAGTTACCGGGTGGCCAAGTAGTTGCATGGCTGCAACCATGGCTTGCTTGTCGGCGTTGCCCCGGCCAGTCGCGTGCTTCTTGATCGTGCCCACCGGCACGCCCTGGTAGGGAATGTTGTTTTGCTCGCACCAAGAGGTGAGGGTGGCCAGCAGTCCACCGTAGACATGCGCTGAGTCGGTGCTGGCGTGTCTGCGCACCTCTTCAAAGTAGATCGCGCTGATCTCTGGGCCAACGCTGCCGTAGATCTCAGCCAGCCACTTCTTGAAGCGCAGGTAGCGCATGCCGCCACCCTCGTAGCGGCCAGGCTTAAAGCTCGACCAACCATGCACGATGGTGCCGTCAGCCGCCTGGCAGGCCCAGCCGGTGGTGGTGCCCAAGTCCAGGGCCAGAACAACCGCGGTCATAGCTGGCCAGCCTCGCGCAGCGCCTGCACAAATGCCTCGACATCAGGGCAGGGCAGGTCACGCCAGCAGGCAGCGTCCCCGGTCATGAAGAGCGCCTCGGTGATCACGTCATCGGGCAAGCGCTGGCCTTCCTTGGCCTTGTCCAGTATCTGGGTGGCTTCCTGGTGTGTCATGGCTGGCGCACCCCAGACAAGAATCGCTGCAGCCGGGGCTGAAGCTCACCATATTTGGGCATGAGCTGGTCGCGCACGCACTGGTCAATCAGGGATGAAACGCTGCGCCGCTGGTCGGCAGCCGCAGTGTCCAGCAGCGCCCTGGTGGCAGGGTGCAGCCGCATCAGGAAGGGTTTGAGTTTGGGTGTGTCCATCATCCAAGTGTATATCACCTAGATATTGCACAGGCCACCCAAGTCACTGATTTAGCGCTGGATTAGGGTAAATCCCTAGAAAATACCGCCTTTTGGGGGTTGTACAGCGATATACAAACCGTGCTACAGTACACCCATGTTCAACGCACAGATGACGTGCAAGGAGTTGCAAACATGACCACCACCATCATCACCAACACCGGCAAAACAGAAGCTGGCAAGTATTTCGAGGTTGACTGCGGCAAGACCT